ATCATGCTCTGAGAAGTTTACATCTAATACAGAGAAGTCAGGGTGTGCAGTATCAATAGTAAACTCATACTCTCCTGCGTGCATCTTTTTATCCTTACCAAAGAACTGACATCTACCTAGTATTGGTTTCTCTACAACTGTAATATTATAGTCAAAACAATCCCAAAGTTCCAATACATCTAGTGGCAACTGATCTTCCCAATCTATATCTGGTTTCCATACAAATGCACTGAGTGGTAACTTATCGAAGAGTGCACCATAATCAGTTAGCAATGTTTCAAAATATAATGCCTTTGCTTGAATACTTCTTACTGAGATCCAAATGCCAGGTGTAAGTTCTCCATGACCCTTTTCTAGGTCATAAAGATATTCTTTTTTGACCCAGACTTTTCTGGGAGGTAAAGGATGAACTAGGTACGCCATTTTAATTTAGTTTTCAATATTTGTAATCGTCTTTTTGCACGACGAAGTGCTTGAGGTTTTAGTTTCCTCTTGAGTTCTTTCTTACTGTGATGTTGCCAGTTAGGGACTTTCATCTCTTTTTTGGTGATAAACTAAAACAAATGCATCACAACGAGGACAAGATAGATTAGTTTCTATCTCGTATATATCATCATCTGCATCATGATCACCACCCCATATTAGGTTTGGAAAACCGCATGCCCAACAGTTCATGGTGTTTGTCCTATGCCTTGATTACTAATAAACTGTTTACGAAACTCTTCAACTTGTTCTTGTACCTCTGGTTCAATAGGAGAAACCGCAGCAACAGGAGTTATCAATATAGATGCTCCAGTTTCAAGTTTTACTTTCCAACAACAATTATTAGTTTCAGTTAAACTAGTGACAAATGCGAGATTATCCTCATATTGTCTCATTGTAATGTCGATTGGTCCTATCATTGTTCAGCAAATGTGTAAGTAATCATTTCAGAATCTAAAACTTCGACAATTTCACTTACTGCAGCAGTAAATTCTTGTCCTCCTTCTAGATTGTGGGGAAACTCCATGAGTCTATCATTTCCATCAGTATCTAATACCGTAATGGTACGTTTTGATAGGTTGATAAAAACATGGATGATAAAGGTGTCGTTCATGATTCTATTATATGATAGAAGAATAAACCTGTCAAGTTAATTTAGGAAAATTGTTTTGGCAGTTACCCTGTATGTTTGTGTAACATCAGTGGTCATATTTCTCTGAGCAGAAATATTAATATCACCACCCGAACCATTATCATCTTTATTGACTGTATGCTTACTAATACCTGCTACAGTAACATAGTGACCACCACTCAATACTTCTGTATCCATACCAGTTGAACCGACTGTAGTGGACATCGGACCTTCTTTATTTGTTGTGATGATAGGAGGTACAGGAGTATTCTGACAAGGGATGATATCAGTTTTAATTGAACCTGCACAAATAGTAGTGATACCAGGTTCTTTTGCCTTATCATCAACTGGTTGATTTATATAATTGAATAAATTTGGTGTAGTTATTGCCATATTAACACCTGCTGCAAAGTCTATTTCTTTTGTCATAGCAACGTTAAATAAGTCACCCTCATATTCACAGTGATCTACTGTTTGGAACAACTTTTTAGCACCAAAAACAATCTTAGATGTTTGCATTTCAAACTTTGAACCTTTTACGTTCATATCTAAGTCTGAGTTAAAGGTGATAGTGTGTTTTTGTACCTTTGCTTTATCTGCAGCGTCTTTTCCATTTTTATCAACCTGTTTTGCTGCACCAACAGCGTCCATAAAGAATCCACCACCAACTTCAAGGTGCATATCACCAGTAATCTTTAATCTATAATCACCTTCAACGTTAATAACCTTATCACCATCAATATTTGAGCATTCATCACCTATGACATCTACAGTGTGATTACCTGCATATGTTGAGTGATCTGCAACTAAGTTACCTGTATCATCTTTTGTATTTCCTCTATTACTCTTCTTATATGCTTCTAATCTTGTTTCTCTCTCCTCAGGAGTTAAATCTGGATTACTTTTCTTCAACTCTTTCATGTAAACATATTCAGCATATGTGTTATTGTTGATATTGACAGATGAATGAGTTGTGCCACTAGGTTCTTTAACAACGTGTGCCTGACGACCTGGAGTTCCAATATGATGATCATATCCACCATTAATAAATGTTTGTGCTACTTGTAAATATGGATCTGCCTTAGTAAATATCTGATCCAAAACTCCTGTACCTGCACTTTCTCCCGCACAACTACCTCTTGACCCTCTAATTTTATTGATATTTGCTAGTTCCTCAGGAGTACAACTTGTAACACCAAATAAAGGATAAAAACCATTGTCTGCCTTACCACCATTAGGACTTCTATCACAATCATCACCAGTATTAAAATTAATGAATAATGCAACGAGTCCTGTTAACCCTGCAATACCATTTTTCATTAAGTCTGCGCCTGGTTCAAATATTGTGTTACCTGATTCCCAAGATTTGATTATATCCTGTACACCATCTATTGCTGCAGTTGTTGTTTTTATACCACTAATAACTTTTTTGAGATCAGCAATAACATTTTCTACATTACATACAATACTATCAATCACTGCTTGAACACCCTGTAGTGCCATTTCTGCTTTACTGATAGCACCATCTAACAAACTTTGAAGTAAGTTATTGATAGTATTGATAGGATCATTAATAAAATCTGCTATTTGACTGTCTATAGCACACAATGAAGAGAGTAATTGTGTGATCGCTTTTTGTACTTCTGCTTTTGCTTGGAAAGGAACTGAACCAAAAATTGCTCCTAAGAGTTGTTGTAAAAAACCACCTAGTTGATTAGAAAGTTGTGAGGTAGACTCTCTAATACCAGATACTACCTGTGTAAAGATAGCACCTATAAAGTTTTTCAACTTTCTAGTCAACTTTTCTAGTGTGGTCACTTTACCACTAACAATATCAATAAAATTACCAGAATCATCAGTAGCAACTAATGTAGAAGAAGTGTCTGCAAGGTCTTCCATGAGGTAACCTAATTTTGCTTCTACAGATTTCCAAGGTCCTCCTACACCATTTGCAGTAGGGATAGGATTTTCTGGATTTCTACCTTTTAATGGATTACCAGAACTACCCGATATATGAACACCTATATTATTTGGTGATCCTGGTCCTGCAGGTTCTGGTTGTGTCTTACTACCTGGAAGTTTAGGTTGGTTACCCCCAGATGCATTATTCTTATTGTTAAATGTATTACTATTAGCACCTGCAGGTTCTCGTAATGCAGGATTTATGACGGGTTCATCTATTCGTTCACCCGTAAAAGCAAATATATGCTCTTTACCACTTTCTAATGATTTTTGTACACGCAAAACACCGATAACTATTGGCATTTGAGCATCTTCACCATCCATAAAGAAACCCATAACAATAGCACC